TTAAAGTATGGTAAATTTAAAAAGTTTCCTGTATCATCTTTAGATTTTAATTCTCTTTGTTTTGGAAATACTTCTGATCCACCATAACCTAACACCGATCTTATCTCATTAAGTTTATCTTGCATCAAACTTGCAGACACATAATCTTTTGTAAATAAAAATACATGTGCACCACCTGACTTAGACCTACATACTATTAGTGGTAATTTAAATTGTTTAATTTTGTTTATAAGTTTTTGATGATCAAAACCTGCGTAAG